CAAGCCCTGCTGTCAGACTCTGCTTGTTGTTTGAATGCTTCACCGATAGCATCTAATTCATGCTCTTGTAGACGCTGATGTCCCTGCTGTAGAGCAAACTCTGCTTGCATCTTAGCGATAGAGACTTCAACATCTAACTTCTTCAGTTCATGCTCTCTTTCAAACTTCCTATCTAAGATCTTTAGGACTTCTGGAGCAAGACGAAAGACACCACCGATAAGAGCACCAATGAGTTCAAACATTGATGAAGTCTCCCATGATCTGGCGAACAACACTTGATGAAGGTGCGCTTGTCTGAATACCCCTACGCCTTAGTTCTTGCTGAATCTCTTCTAATGATGGTCCTGGCTCTACAGGAGATGTTGTTGGTAATTGCTGCATAGATTGATCTTCTGGTGTCTCTGGTGATATTTGAGGACCAGCACGAAGAGCCATAGCACCTGTATACTTACCAACAGCTTCAATACCACGCTGAATAACCTCTGCTTTTGGTTTCTGTCTTTGAGCTTCTTTTAACGCATTGTTTATGTTAGGATCAAAGAATACCTCAGACAAAGCCTTTGGAGAAGCAACATAGTCAGCTAATCCTTTAATACTGTCTGTTAAGATCTTAACTAAGTTACCAGACTGTGCTGTACCGCCTAATGCCCTAGTAGTGGCATAAGCCTCACCACCAGACATCATAGAAGGACCACCTGCTCTTCCTTCAGACTGTAAAGCCTTTTGCATAAAAGACATTGCTTTGATAGCATCTGCTTTATCTGCTGCTGTTGGGAACAAGAAGTTAAACTCACCAGACTGAATACCCTTTAGGGCTGCTTGGATATTAAAGGTAGGTGTGTTCGCAGCAGCACCTTTGATGTCTGCTTTGTTAAGTACATCTTGAAATAAGATACCACGTACTTGATTAGCTACATCAGGTGCTTGTTGACCTAGTGTACTGAACACAATAGCTTGCTGTGATTTAGGAAGTGTTGCTAGCTTCATAGCAACATCTTCAGGAACTAAGTCAGTAACTCTTTCTACATCAAAAGTCTTAGTAATAGGATAGTTAGCAAATTCTTCAATCTTGTCTATGTTTTTAGCAAAGTTGTCTCTTGCTGTTTTTAAACGATCTGCTCCAGGGACACCTTGATCAATAGCTAAATCTAAAGCATCTTTGTAGGCTCTTAGAACCTGTCTAGCAAAGTTCTTTACTTGTCCTTGAGCAACACCAGCGAACATATCACTACCACCAACATCAGCTAAGGAACCAGCACCTTTAAAGGCTGCTTCACCCCATGCTGATATGTTCTTCTGTAAACGTTCAATATCAATATTTCTTGCTCTATCAGGGACAGCAGGAACTACTGTAGTTGTTGCGGGTTGTCCACTAGGACCAAGAACTGTTGACTGAACAGTCTGTGCTGGTTGTCCAGGTTCAACAAATTCTTCTCTTATTTTCCTAAGAGCAGATATAAAAGAAGAATTCTGTGGTGTCTCTGGACCTAATTGAGCTAACTGTTGATCTACCATTTGCAATACAGGTGTAGTATCAACTAAACCACCAGCATTCTTTGCAGCAGCAAAGTCTCTTTTAGCTTGTGACTTAAGTTGTCCTGATAGGGCAGATCCAAAGTTGTTGAACGATGACCATACTTGATTAGTTAATGCAACAGGATCAACATTCATATCTCCTGCTCTGTTAAACAAACCAGTTAGGTAGTTACGAACATCAGAGGCTTGCTGTATGTCAAACTGTCTTGGGAGTTCTCCGCTTTCTGGAGCAGCACGAACACGCTCTTCCCTAGCTAGTTGTTGACGGTTTCCTGTGAACTGTCCTGGTGTAAGCCTACCTACATCAAGGACACCAGTATCAGCCGGTGTTCGCATACCTTCAGGCTTTAACAACTGACTTCTACCAGCTCTTAAACCACTAGCAATAGCGTATGGAGAAGCCTGTAGAGCAAACTGTGCAGCAGGAGAATCAGGTGCTATTGTACTTGCAGCTACGCCTGTAGCACCGGCTACAGGAGCCTCTATAGCAGCAGCGCCCATACCAGCCCTGCCTGTAATACCAGGAAGACCAGCAGCAGTCAATGCAGCAGCAGGGGCAGCAGCAGCACCAAATTCGTAAGCACCTCGAAAACCTGGGATAGTGTTTAAGTCTACTCCTGATAGTTCTTTTACACCTCTAACCATACCTTGTGTTGAAAAGGCAGACGGATCTTGTTTTTTCTTAAGGTAATCGTATAGGTTACCCCAACCACCAACAATGTCTAAAACACCTTTAGCGCCTCCTTTAACTAGAGACTCACCAAAGTCTCTTACATTCTGTGTGAATGTCTTTTCTTGAGCTGGCTCAAACACAGATCTTTGGTTTTTTGCATCACCACCATAAGCGTTAGGATCAATACCACGCCTACGCATTTCAGCTTCAATGGCTTGCATTTCCTCAAGGTTCATAGCCATTATTAACGCCTTCCGCTTTTGTAAGCATCAATGAGTTCTTGATCAGTCATATCAGACGCTTTCTTTGCCGTCTGTGGAGATATAGTCAGTGGTATTGTTGGTACATAACCAGATAGTCCTTTATTTTGTCTTGCGTAACTTTCTAAAGAACTAGATTCTTTAATAACATCGTTAGCACGTTTCTGTAAGTAAGAAATAAGCTCTGCTCTTGCCTGGGGACTGTTCTCAAGCTGTGGGACAATACGAACAATAAACTCTCTATCAGCATTAGATGGGTTAGATCCAAGAGCTTTAATCTTCGCTAACACAAGATCACCAGCACTCTTTGTATAAACTTCAGAGTTAGCTAGTTTTTGAACATCATTAGCACCAAGTAAACCAATCGTATTAAAGAAGTTTGCTACACCAACCCTACCAGAAGCAAATGTACCACTAGTGATGTTTTGCTGATTACGCCTAGCCATTTCATTTAAGCTATTCAGTTCACCAATAGCAGTTGTACGTAATTCCCTGGCTTTAACAACTGCTTTAGCGTCTTCTTGGCCTATCTGTTTTTGAAACTCAACTTCTTGTGGAGGCATGTTAGCTGATGCGTTGACATTAACTCGTGAGGCTTTATCAACAGGCTCAATCTGATTAGTTTTTAAGTTACGTTGAACTGCCATTGGTCTGCCATCAGCCCCAGGTATTTGATATACGTCAGAATACTTAGTAGAGTCTACTGGGACAAGGTCTTTGTAATTTCTTGATTGTTTAAAAGCTTCTAAACTCTCTGGTGTAAACTTAGCAGGATCTACATTACCAAATAGTTTTACTTCTTGTTCTTTCCTGGCTTTTTCAGCCAAGGCTTCCGCTTGTGTTTTTTGTGCGCCTGTTTTACCAATCTGAGCCTCTAACAAACCACGCTTAAGCTCACCCATCGTCCTAGACTCTTCAGCAGCCTTAACCTGTGCAGCAGCAGCGATAGCTTCCTGTGTTAGACCAAGCCTAGTAGCCTCTCTAGCCATAATCTTGTAAGCTTCAGCAGGATCTTCACCATCCCATTGTGCTGAGATAGCATTCTTTAATTCCTGTCTAGCTGCAGCTTCTTTCAGTTTAGGATCTTCTACACCGAACAAACCACCAATAGCTCTACCAGCCTGTGTACCTGCCATACCCATACCAGCCCTGATACTCTGGTATGGTGTTAATCTAGCTTGTGCTATTGCATTAGCTTGATCCTGTTGCATCTGCTGTTGTTGTACATCATAGATGCTTGGACCAAATAGACTTTGTTGCTGTGCCATTATTGTTCCTTAGATCGAAAAACCGTTGTAGCCAACACCAGCACCTGATTGAGCTAACGCATTTAAGGTAGCTTGATCATAACCTGATGTTGGTGTATTCAGTAAACCACCAAGTAGATTACCGAACATACCACCAACAGCACCTGTATTACCTAACACCTGATTAGCTACATTCTGTCTAGCTCCTAACAAGCCTGCTAAAGCCTCTTGTTGAGCTTGTAAGTTACCAGCTAATCCAAGGCTTTGAAGGTTACCTTGTGCTTGTAGACCAGCCAAAGAAGGTTGTAGGAAAGCTTGTGTTTGAGCAACGTTACCTTGTAGTGCTTGCTGACCTAACTGACCGGACAACTGAGCCTGTTGTAGCTGTTGTTGAGTTAGATTCTGGATAGGTGCCAATGCTGCTGCACCTTGACCAATCAACGTACCACGTTCACCCAATGCAGCCTGTCTAGACTGTAGTTCACGCTGTAGTTGCTGTTGTGCTATGGCTTGTTCTTGAGCTAACAACTCTGGTGAAGAACCACCAAAAGCTGAACCACTTACACCCAATCTTCCTTGAGCACGTAACCTAGCCTCTGTAGCTAATCGTTGACGTTCAATCTCTGGTGCAGACAATGCAGATAGTTTATTGTAGTAATCCCTTGTTAACTGATCTACGTTAGTCATGTTAGCAGCCTGTGCAGACTGCATAGCTACCTGAGCAAATGGATTATACATTGCTCTAGCATCTTCAGTCAAGACTGTGTTAACAGTACCTGTAGCAGGATTGTACGTAGTACCGAACAATGAGCCAGTAACACCAAAGGGTGTAAACTCTCCTACCATGTTCGATGCTTGTGTAGCTAATGTATTGTATTGACCACCAAGACGGTTAGCTAAGTTAGTGTACTCAGTTTGTGTTAGCTGACCTTGCTGACGTAATTTATCGGCAGCATCCTGAACCATAGCTAAATTAGCACCAGAACTAACCAAACCACCTAAAACATTCTGAGCACTTGTATTTGTTAGATCACCGAACAACGATGAAGCAATATTCCCTAATGTACTTGTTAAAGCAGCTGGCAATCCAGTTAGTGTTGTTAGTAGATTAGTAGGGATTGGTGTTGTTACTGGAGGCACTGCAGGAGGTGTTGTTACTGGAGGCACTGCAGGAGGTGTTGTTACTGGAGGCACTGCAGGAGGTGTTGTTACTGGAGGCACTGCAGGAGGTGTTGTTACTGGAGGTACTATTGGTGGTAGTAGTGTTGAAGATAATAATGATCCAGTATTACTGATAATTTCAGGCAACGCTGTTGTTCCAATTGCTTCTAATGTAGCTAATGTCGATGCAGGTAATCCAGATGCTGTTGCAGCTAACGATTCCGCCCCACCACTAAGCAAACCACCAGTAGTAGTAGCACCTCCAGTGGCTGCTGCCTCTCCACCTAATAAACTACTACCTAATAAAGCACCACCAACAATACCTAGAGCTTGTAACCATCCTTTACCTTCTGATGTATTCGGACTAGCAAGACGAGTACCCGTAGGTTGACCATAGGCATCGTACTGCTGAACAACAATCTTATCGCCTTGAACACCAATAGCTTTTTCAATAACCCTATCTTCACCAGTACCTAACTGAACAATGTTTTGATTAGTACCTGTTGTAGGGCTTAGTGATCCAGTAAGTAGCGTGCCTTGTGGTAGACCAGCATTTAAGAAGAATTGATTAACCTGTGAGACAGGTAAACCAGTAAGGCCTGACAAATCCTCAGCAGTTAAACCATAAGTCTTAGCTGTTTGAGCAATGGTTTGTCCGCTAGTATTTAAGTTATTAACAAGGTTGTTGACAACAGAATCTAACGTATTCTGAGGAACCATGTAGCTATTCATGATAGCTTGGTCTGTCATCAACGGAGATACACCTAGTAGACTAAACTCTTGATTAGACACTGAAGGCTGAATAGCCTTGATAGCGTTACGGATCTCTGTTGGTGTACGTCCTTGACTAAGCAATGTATCGATGTATCCTTGCTTAGTTGATAACGATGCTGCAGGGTCCCATGTTAGTCCGAACAAACTGTATGTTGTTGGTGCTGGTGTGGAAGCAGGAGGTGTATATACAGGCTCTTGATACACAGGCTCAGCAGTCTGTGTATAAACATTCTCTTGCTGAATAGGCGCAGGAGCTGGTGTTGGAGCTGGAGCAGGGGCAGGAGCTGGAGGAGCATAACCATTACCCAACATCCAGGTAATATCAGACTGAGGTACTCCGGCACCTAGTAGTTCATCAACTGTTGTTCCATTGGCGTTAAACCAAGAAATCTTTTGTTGAGGTGTATAGCTAGACCAACCAGAAGGAAGTGCGGGTAGCGCCATGATTAGTAAGTCCCGTCATCGTACACAACACCACCAGTAGGTAGTGTCACTGTACCTGTAAAAGTAGGGGAAGCAACATCAGCTTTAGACGTGATAGCACTGGCTATGTTGTTGTATTCAGTATCAATCTCAGTACCTTTGATAATCTTACTAGCATTACCAGTTGGTAGTGTGTCCTTAGCTGCAAAGTTTGTGGTTTTGGTATAGTTACTCATTAGATTGTCCTGCCTGCTTTAACAAAAATATCCATTTGTTGAACAGAGAAAGCATCGTTACTGATATCTGCTTCAATACCTAATTGAAACACCCTACCAGCACCACCAATAGTTTGTCCATAGCCTTGGAACTGCTTAGGTACTGGGTTAATGGTAATACCTGCGTTGTACTCAGCGATGTTGTATTCAGATACATTGTATTCTGAGCGAACAACATTAGGGTATGTCCATAGAGCACTACGATAGTCTGTACCGTAGTCTACAGTCCACTTAAGGAATACATTAGTACCTGCTCCACCAACTGTTAAGGTATTAACCTTCTTCAGTATCTTAATGATGGAAGAATCACCAGCATCTAGATGAGAGGTGTAGTACAGGAATCTAAAGCTACTACCGTTGTCTGTGTTGCCATAGTAGCGACCAATGTATCCTGGCCTACCTAAGTACATCTCTCTACTGCGTGTAGACAGTAAAGACTTAGGTGCGTACATCCACTGAGTTACCTTACAAGACCCATCCTGTAGACGTTGTTTGAGGTCAAAACAGTAGGTAATACCTCTAGTGGGTAATGATAGTAGATAAAAAGCTTCTCGTTCGTGATACACTGAACGGATATTATCATAGTCGTTATTAGTCAATACGTCAAGTATTAATTGATCTCTGACATTCCTAGAGATATCGAACAAAGGTGGTGACTTCTCTTGAATAACCCTACCTAAGCTACGAACACCAGTATCAGATAAGAAGAAGATATCAGTGCCTACATCCTGTACTGAATCTCTAGCAATACAACCAACACCATCAATAACTTCAACTAGCTTAAGATCTGCTGTAGGATCACCATCAGCACCAGAGTAAACAATAATAGTCTTCTTACAGAATATGACTAGGAAGCCATTAAAGCCTGCTAGAGCTACGATACTGTCAGTACCATTAGTAAGCACTGATTCAATGCTGACAGAGCCTGAAGCACCTCCAGACCATTTCATACCAGATAGCGTATCTGACCACCATACCGTAGTTTTATCAGTAGTTGTGTCCGCTACCCATAGACGACCATAAGCTGACAATACTTCATTACCTAGCTGTACTGTACCTGAATAGCCTGCATGAGCTGATACAAGCATCCATGTATTAGCTACATGGTCATAGATCAGTGGGTTATGTCCTCGTTGAAAGAAGTAAGTATTATCATTAAAGTTTACTGCTTTCCAGTACTGAGCAGTCCATGTAGCTGAACCATTGTAGACTTCAGTCAGTGTTGTTGTACCAGTGTAGATCCTGTTGTTACCGATACTGACAATCTCTGTAGTACCAGCTTTCTTAACAACTTCATGTAATAGTGTTGGCTCTGTGCTGTTGTAGCCAGCAGTGGTATTAACAGTTACCCAACCCTTACGAGCAGCTATGCGACCATACTGGTCAATCACTGCATTCTCTGCCCTAAGAGCAAACTCTTTAGGTAACGTGATAGGAGAGTCTTGAGTGTTTAATCCATAGAAGCCTGGAGCAACAAGACTAACAGGTCTAATAGGAGCAGCCATTATACCCAGTTCCAAGTTATTTCATCTTCGTACCTAGCTGATTCAATAGCAATGTACGTAGCTACAGCTTTCCTATAAAGATCATTCTGTTGATCAGACAATCTACCTTGATCTTCTCCACGTTCATTGATAGCACGTAGATAAGCACCTTGTATTACTAACTCTGAAGGTACATAGATAACATCAAGATCATTAACTAAATTAGCTTGTGGTACAACACAGTCAACCTTAACTGCATACGCTTGATCAGGTATAGGCCATAGATCTAACGTAATCTCATCGCTGGTGTTGCTATTACCTATGGAGAAATACTGAGGACCACCAGTGACTGTACCTTGCATGTTCACCCAAGCATGCATTTGATCCTGTGAGGCTTGCTCAAGATCACGCTTAAGTGTAGGTATGTAGACCTTTAATAGTCTTGTCCGTGATGATGTACCTGTGATAGCGTAATTCTGAGTACCGTTAACTGTATTGATTGTCTTGGTTGTACGTAAGATAGACCAATTCCAAGCATCTTCGATCTCACGTTTAGTTTCATTGACCATTGCACCGATAAGGTACGAATAGTCAGACTGTATCACTGTCGATACAGTACTCTCTCGCATACGCAAGAGAACGCCATTAACACAGTCTAAGTAAGTAGCCATTACCATTTCACCTTATCAGCCCAGTATGCAGCGGACATCTTACCTTTAGCGATGTTCTTTGCATGACGAGCCTTAAATGATTTATTCCTAGCAGAACCTTCTGGAGAGCCTGAAACACCTTGTTGACCAAACCTGATAGTCTTTATCTGATCACCTTCTTTAGCAACAACGACATGACTTTTAGTAGGATGCGAAGGTGTACGTTTAGGTTTGTTGTAACCAGATACACCAGCTTTTTCTAGCCTAGAATCTTTCATTTCTTCTTCTTAGGTTTAGTCATACCAGCTTCGGACAAAGCAATGGCAACTGCTTGCTTACGAGATTTAACAACAGGACCACCTTTACCACTGTGTAGTGTTCCTTCTTTATACTCTCGCATTACTTTTCCAACTTTAGCAGGTTTCTGCTTCATGATGGATAACCCATCTTACGCTCTTTAGCCTTCATTGTTTTTGATTCTTTCTTCTCATGCATCTTCTTTGCTGACTTTGATGCATACTCTTCTGCTGCTTTCTTACCCTTAGCAGTGTAAGGAAACTTTTTATTCCCGACCATTGGCATTTCTATTCTCCTTTTTTTTGAACATACACTGTACTGTATCTGTTTCCCATATACGGATAGCAGTCCATAGAATTGTTAGCACAGCAGCTATAGCAGGTAATAACTCAGCTAGCGTACCTACAACTGTGATGATAGAGATGGCATCACCTAACTGTTTAACTTGCTCATCAGCTTGCAAAGCCATTTCATATACCTTTCTTTAATTGCCTAACAAGGAGCCTCATACGGCTACTTTACGAATGGCTCTTACAACTAAGGATTGATTCTTAGCGTTGTTGAACTGACCACCGTCTATAAAGTCAATCCTCGTCGCTGTTGTCAAACCTACACCAGGATTGGTAGAACTCCATGTCCTTGCTGACGTAGCAAAGGCTTCAGAGCCACCAGATTGAAAGGCAGCTACAGAGGTCTGTGCAGGCGTTCCTGTTGTGTAGTTAGAGCCTCTGGAAGGCACTGCATAAGAGTTAGTGCCGTAAGACGTAGAGTTGGATGCCGTTGTAGGCTTGAGGTTGTAGTAACAGATCTCTAGCTCATACAAAGCAGGTAGATACCAGTCTGAGTAGCCGTTGATTGTTAGTGCGGCACACCACTGAGCGGCAGGATAAGTAGCTGAGTCTAGCTCTGCTGTATTAGTCGCACCATCGTAAGTAGATAAACCTAAAGAGTCTGAGGTTGCAGCGGTCTTGTAGTTGAGAGCTGTGTTCTCACCCGATGCTTTGGGCGAGACAAGTAGATAGTAAGTATTGCCACCAAAGGAGATCTGTCCTGCGTAGTAGCCACCTTCCCAGAACTCACCGATAGCAGACGGTCCAAAGCGGTTACGAGCACCTGGGCCAAAGCCTCTGACAGAACCGCCTCCTAATGCTTCTAGGACAGGCATTATGCGTACCTGGACTGGCTAGCCAAGACAGTAAATGTTGCCGATCCTGTCTTGATGATGGAGTAAGAGTAAACGTCTATCGAGCTAGCATTACCTGCCGAAGGAGCAGTACCACCTAGCCATTTAGGTATGATGTTTGCACCATCGACCTGAACAGGAGATGTGGCAGAACCGGTTGCTGCGTTGTAGTAAGCAGTGCTTCCATTAGTCACTAAGAAGGCACAGGTTAAGACTTCTCCGGTCGCCATTGCGGTATTCAGTGACGTACCAGAAGAGGCTCTGAAGTTGACCGTAAAGTTCCCAGAGGCATTGGTTGTGTAGTACAGGACACCTTGGGTTGTCGTGTCGAAGTTAATCGTGCCTGTTGCTGCTGTTGCTGATACCGTGATTGTCTCAACAACACCTTGCAGCTTTGCGCCGATCTGCGAGGATGTAGACGCTAGAGAGAGTTGTTTAGCAAAGGTCGCAGCCTGTGCAGAGGAAATCGTAAGTGCTAGCGTACCTCCGGTCTTGACCTCAAGAATGTTTGTGTTGTCAGACGTGATCGAGGTTCCAGCGGTAGCTGCGTTTAATACATTAGCCATTAGATCACCTGTGATGTTGTTAGGTTGGCTACCTGTGAAGAACTGAAGAAGGTTACATCAACAGTGGTTAAAGGCTGGATAACCTCTACAGTCCCCCACGATCCTTCTACCCAGCTTCTTGTGTCATGCTGCCAATTCCACTGGTAACCTGCTCTGTCTTGTGGCTTAGGGTCTCTTACGATCCATTCCCAGTTTAGCCATACCAGTTCCTTGCCTTCAGGAATGTCTGTCGGTGGTGCTGGAGCTTGTTGCCAGCCCTCTGTGCCGTCAGTTTCTTGTGATGGGATAGACCCGTTCTTAGTCCAGTACATATCTATTCCTAAAGGGTCGGAAACGCTGCTGTTGGTGGCGTAAAGTTGGCTGTATAGCGAGCGTAGCCTTTGGTGATGCGGAAGTCTTGTAGATAGCCGTTCAATGGGGCTGCATTATCAAAGCCGGATGCAATAGAAATCCTTCCAGGGCAAGTCATTGTTGTTGAATAGGTAGCCGTCGCAGACTGCACACCATTCATATAAACAGCAAGGGTACTACCCGATCTGGCTAAAACAATATGCGTCCAAGTGCTTGCGGTTAATGCAGATGCTGCCGTTATTCGGTCAGCATTGCTTGAAAAAAGAGCCAGCCTGCTAGAAGAGTTAATATAAAAGGCCCATCCAGAATCTGATGCTGATGCCCTAGTGTCAAGCAAAACAATAGCTCCAGCTACCGAATTAGGATAAATCCACATCTCAACCGTGAAGTCGCCTGTGTTGAACGACAATAAGTCCGTTGTTTTTCCTACTAAATAATCCCCCGTCCCATCAAAGTACATACTCCCCGTACTTGCACCAAACGGATTATTGATCGCCGTACTTATCTTCGCATCTGCCACCGTCTCCAGATCATTCTTGCTTGTGGCATCGTAAATACCAGCGTTGGTGAAGTTGAGGAGGAGGGATGTGTTAGTGATGTTGGTGAGAGGTGCTGTGGGGACGGTTATGGTTGATGATGTTGGGTCGTAAGGAGTTGAACCTTTAACAAAACGAAGATTGGACATGTACCCCAGTGTGGGAAGCCCTATAGCGTGATATTCGCCGACATACGGAGTTGAAAAATTTATGCTTGATGAATATGATGCGTTGGTGTATACACGCGCCCCATTACAAAACATAGAAAGCGTAGTGCCAGACCTACACAAAACAATATGATTCCACTGATTTGCGGCAAATGTTCCAATTTGTCCAGAAAAAACAATGGAAGAACTATAAAAATATAAATATCTAGGCCCGTTTCCAGGATCATACCCGATTTGAGTTGACGCATTGTTTGGTGCTGATAAATAAATACGAAATGCTAAATCCGACGGGAACACCCAAAACTCAACTGAAAACGTTCCGGTACTGAAGTCAAACGCTGCATTACTCGGCCCCGTCAAATAATCCCCAGTCCCATCGAAATACCCTGACCCACCATAAGTAGCAGCAGACCAGCTAGCACTGGGGTTGAAGGGTGAGAAGGCTTGTACGGAGGGAGAGCCGGAAGTGGTTATGGTGAAGTTGTTGGTGCTGTTGTCTACGAAGCGATTGGATTGGCAGGTTAATAAAGAGGTTTCTGTGCCTTGTGGTGGGTTTTGACCACCAGAGGTTGCGCCTAATGGGGATGTTGGAGGCGTAAACGCTGATGTGTAGACAGCACGACCTTTGACAACCCGTAGGTTGCTTATATAGCCAGTTAAAAAGTTTACTGAGCTATAATCTCTAGCTATTCTATAACCACCTGCAGCACCATTGGTCATCGTTCCTGTATAAGTAGCCGTACCTCTACTAACACCATCGATGTATAAAACAATATTGTTAGAACCTGACCCAGATCTAACTAACGCAAAATGAAACCAAGAGTTGGCGGAAACCGTAGTGCTAGATGTTATCTGAAAATTTAAACTTCCCCCGCTTGTATAAGCAGCAACAACTAAATTATTTCCACTGTTTAACGCAATATTCAGCTCATAATTACCGTTATTGTGACCATAAATGGGTCTGGTTGTACTTGTTGTTGTAGCGTATACCCATCCCTCAACAGTAAAGTCGCCAGTGCCTAAATGAAGAGCAGCAGCATCTGGCGTTTCTAAATTACTACTACCATTAAAGTAGTTTGACCACCCCGTCTGCGAGAACGGGCTAAACGTACCTTGTGTGGTGTTGCCGTTACGAGTGATGGTGAAGTTATTGGTAGAGCTATCTAAGAACGTGTTGTTTTGTGCGCCGTTGGTTCCGTTTCCGGGTAACAATAGCGTGGTGTATTCATAATAAGGATCAGACGTTACTGGAGGTGCAGCGCTCCCAGAGAACGCCGCAGCAATCATCGCCGTTAAGTTACCAGCCATTAGGTCACTCCTGCACCAGAGACATACCATGTATCCGTAGCAACCTTAAGTAAGGTAGCCATTCCCTTTGTCGCTACTGTCCTGTTACCCGTTGCACCATTGGCAAGCTGAAAGGTAACACCAGCACCAGAGATCGTTAGGTTTCCAGAGTTGTTATTAACGACAAGGATCGTTGTACCCACATCAATCGCCGTAGTTGCGTTTGTGTTTACCGTAAGGGTTGCTGTAGAGCCACCAGTGAAGTAAATATGCTTACCTGCATCGCTTGCAGCCACAGTCGTATTCGTGCTCTGTGGAGCGCCGATATAACCAACCTTGTTAGTACCGTCTACCGTACAGTTAGATAAGTTACCCGATGTAGGTGTTCCTAAGATCGGAGTTACTAAGGTAGGTGTATTAGCAAAAACATTAGCACCTGTACCTGTCTCATCCGTTAGTGCTGCTGCTAAGTTTGCAGACGATGGTGTGGCTAGGAAGGTAGCTACGTTAGAGCCTAGACCCGATACACCTGAAACTGGTAAGCCTGTACAGTTTGTAAGCGTACCTGACGATGGTGTGCCTAACGCACCGCCAGAGGTTAGCCCTGTAGCAAAGGTTAGGTTGCCTGAACCATCAGTCTGTAGAAACTGATTAGCACTACCGTCTGTGCCAGGAAGCGTAAAGGTTGTGTTGCTGCTGGTATTGGCAGATTGGACGGTTGTTGTCCCTGTCCCAGAAGCGTTACCCTGAATTTTAAGTTTAGACATATTGTATCACCCTAATACCATCCAAGATTGTCCGTCTGGGACTGTAACTGCAAAACCAGCCGCTACTGTTACAGGGCTGACAGATAGTCCGTTAGTATTACTTGTTAGTGTTACGTTTGAAGAAATAAGTATTTGAGACTCTAGAATAGGGCCACCAGCACCGCCTCCAGTAGCGGACAATGTACCAGCAGAATAGCTCAGGCCAGAGCCAACAGTAACGTTAGCAAAGCCACCAGAGCCATCATTAGCTAGTAATTGTGCTGCTGTGCCTGTCGTTGAAGAACCACCTGCTGGTGTATCCCAAGCAAAGGCAGTACCATTCCATTTAAGGTAAGTATTCGATGTTGTAGGTGCTGTAGCAAATGTTGTTGTACCAGAACCACTCTGATACACAATACGATTAGCACCACCACCAGTGATTGCTGCTGTGGTTCCTGAAGAACCAGTGATATCGATACCCCAAGTACCAGTAGCATTAGTACCTGTAATGGAGGGAGCACCTACTGTATTATAACTGATTGTACGTGCTACAGAACCATCAAAGGTTACTGTTGGTGTATCACCACCACTGCTTGAGAATGTTGCTGCATTGGTTGTTGTACCGCCACCACCTGATACAGCAGCCCAACTTAGTACAGAGCCATCCCACTTAAGATAAGTATTAGATACTGTAGGAGCTGCTACGAATGTTGTTGTTCCTGATCCACTTTGATAAGGAATACGATTTGCTGCACCACCAGCTAAGTTAGTTGCTGTGGTAGCTGTCGTTGCTGATGTAGCAGAGGTTGCTGTAGCAGCGTTACCTGTGATATCAATAGACCATGTACCTGAAGCATCTCCACCTGTTCTTGTAGGTACATTAAGGTTTGCTCTAGCATTTGCTTCAGTGGTTGCGTTAGTACCACCTTTGTTGATAGGTACAGCAGAATCTAATGTAATGTTTGGTGTTGCACCACCAGAGGATGCTAAAGGAGCTGAAGCTGTAACAGAACTAACACCACCACCAGTACCGCTAGTGGCTGCTGTGATACGACCTTGAGCATCAACTGTGATGTTAGCGTTGGTGTAAGAACCAGCAGTAACAGCAGTATTTGTAAGACTGATTGAACGATCTGTACTTAGATCACCACCACCTGATAAACCTGTACCAGCGCTAAGACTACGTGTTGTCGGTACAGCACCAATACTTGCTGGTGTGATGGATGCGTTTGAAGCTGCTGTAATCCTTCCCTGTGCGTCAACTGTGAATGTAGCTACTTGCGAAGTACTACCATAACTGGTAGCAGTAACACCTGTGTTGGTCAGGCTAATCGAACGATCAGAACTAAGATCACCTCCTCCCGTCAGACCACTTCCAACTGAGATGGTCCTTGTTGATGGAACAGCGCCAATACCTGAAGCAGTAATGCTTGTATTTGATGCTGATGTCAACCTACCTTGTGCATCTACAGTAAAGGTTGCTACTTGAGAACCTGAACCATAAGAACCAGCTGTGACTGCTGTGTTAGCTAATGCTACAGTACCTGATGTTGTTATCGTACCACCGCTAAGACCTGTACCAGCAGTTATCGATGTAACTGTCCCTGTACCTGTAATGGTAGCATATTCAAGACCTGTACCGCCTGTGTTAACACGAACAACTTGACCTGCTGTGCCTAAAGCAGTTAATCCAGTACCACCGTTAGCGACAGGCAATGCAGAGCCTGAATAGCTAACAGCTAATGTACCAGAGGAAGTAATAGGAGTACCACTAACACTTAAGAAACCAGGGACAGTCATCGCTACAGAGGATACAGTACCCCCTACAGCTTGCCATTTAAGACCTGATGTTTCAGTAGAGTCAGCAGCTAGTACGTAACCATCCGTACCTTTTGGTAAGCGAACATTGTCACTACCATTGTGAACAATGATATCGCCTTTAGTTGTTGTCGGAGATAAAGCATCAAATGCTTCAGTCTTTGTTGTTTGACCAGTACCACCATTAGCGATAGCTACTGTACCGCTTACGTTAGTTGCTGTTGTTGCTGATGTCGCAGTAGCAGCATTACCTGTAATAGCAATGTTCCATGTACCGCTAGCGCCTGTGCCAGTAGTAGATGGAACACCTAAATTAGTTCTTGCTGTTGCTGCATCAGAAGCACCAGTACCACCGTCTGCTACAGCAAGATCGGTAATACCAGCAATAGAGCCGCCAGTAATCGCTACAGCATTAGCTTCTTGATTCCCTAGAGAACCAACAACCTTTTGTACCGTTGATCCATCACCAACATAGAGTTTCTTGTCCGTTGTGTTAACGGCTAATTGTCTATTCTCTAGTGAGGTAGGTACTGACCCTGCTGTAGAAGATCCTTTGATCTTAACCGCCATGTCTAGTCCTCTTTAGCGTTTTTAGCGACCTTCTTAGATTCTACTTTTTTCTCTTCTTCTTTTACTTCTTCGTAGTCAGGATGGATACGCATTTGTTCAATGTCGTATTCATACTCAACATTCATTAAGTTATTAGACCACTTACAACGAAAAGTAACCATGATGTGACCTTATGAAAAGAGGACCACCGAAGTAGTCCCCTTTATTGTAGCTTTTAGCCTGGAATGATCAAGGCAACAGCAGCATCGTTACGAAGCTCTGCAACACCGTAGAGGGTGTCAGCAGTGTACAACGTAGCAAGGTACTCTTGCTTGTACTGAGCTTGCGAACGAACAGCCATTTGCTCTGCAAGAACCATGGAGTCCTTGTGGAACATCAAGCAAGCACGAGGAGCCGTACCAGACGAGCTATAAGCAGTGTCAGCGTTGCTAGAAACAAACACTTTAACACCGTACACATCACCAATCTGACCATTACGGATGGTGTTGTTGTTGCCCTGCTCACCAACGAAAGCCTGCTCAGTAAAGCGAGCAAGACCCATGAGGGTGTTACGTGCAACAGGAGGAATCACCAAGTAACGGCTATCTTGAGGAACGTTAGCATCATCAAGACGCTGGATCGAACGACGAATTGCTGCGTCAGTCAATGCAGTTGCGTTACCAGCACCAGCACCGCCTACGAAGGCTGTAGTGCCATCACCGCCGATGAAGGCAGTAGACGGACCGGACACACTGTAGTCGCCAGTAGCGCCAGCAGCGTGAGTACCTTGGAAGAGACGACCGATCTGGATAAGATCGCTGTCAACCTGGGTAGCAAGAGCGTAACCAGCATCTTCCGTGTAGAAACGACGAAGAGAAGCAAGCGCCTGAACTTCAACGATGTCCTCGATGAGGCGTGAGTATTCGTAGTGCTTGTTGATGCTGACCTGTACTTCTGACTCAACGTTAGCCTGAATCGTAACAGCAGTGTTAGCTGCCTTAGCAAAGGCTGCGCCACGGGTGGGGCTAGGAATATGAAGCGTATCACCTTTCTTACCACGCATCGTCATCTTGTTGACGAGGTTCGCCATAACAAGATTCTTTTTGTAGGAAGCGATGATTTCGTCTGACCAAATTTCTGGGATAAATTTATCCGCATTGGTCTTGTTAACAATGGAGGAACTACCTCCAGGATAAGCTGCTGATGCCATTTTAAGTCCTTTAAGTTAAGTTATCGGACCCTACCTTCGTTATATGCTGAGATGATGTCATCTTGTAAGGACATATAACGCTCAGGGTCAGTCATTTGGAGCCGAATAAGATCTGCTCGACGATATATTTTCTTGCTCGTTTCACCAGTAGCGCCATCAACGGCTACGGTAGCTGCTTTTAGTGTTTGATTACGTTGATCCTGTAGTTGCTGTGCTGCTTGCTGAACAGTGTCCTGTTTAGCTTTCTTCAGTGCTTTGAAGTTAGACAACAACTCATTTGCTGAATCAAAATCAAACTGCTTATCTGCTGCTGCGTAGAGTCTCTGACGAACAGGTGACTCATTAACCCAACCAGCAAACTCTGGATCAGCGATCACTTGAGTATAATCTGGATGTGTTTGAGCTAGCCTGTTTGCTGTTTGCATCCTAGCCATTTGTGCTGCTGCTTGCTGGGCTTGCATCACTGCTGGATGGGAGGAAACCGCTTTATTTACTGCCTTAACAGGATCGGCAAAGAAGTCAGTATCATCTTCGACGGCTTTAACAGGTTGTTCCTGTGGTGTGATTTGTCTCTTGATGAGTTCATCAGCGAGTTTACGTACTTCACCAACTTCCTGTGCTTGACGACCAATAAGCTTTTCAGCTTCTTGATGCATCTTAATAATGTCATCCAGTGATTTACCCTTATACTTCTCAGGGATCGCTGGTTCTTCAGGTGTTGGTGGAGCTTCAGCCTTTACTTCTTCAGCTTGAAACTCGTCTTGTACATCATCAATAGAATCTACAAATTCAGCCATCTGCTTCTCCTAGTCGGGATAACCCAATTGTTAGGAATTAAAAGGAATCTAAGCTACCCTTCATAAAAGGACTTAGATCTTGCTACTTTAGTTGCCTGTTCGTGAACCGTAGCCCATCGACTATAAGCAGTTGGAAAAGCTCCAGTGATACCTTCTAGTTTGCTTCTCGGTGCTGCTAGTTGTCTATAAGCTAGTTTGTCACAATGTGGGCATTGCACATATTCAACAGAATGATCAACAAAGTGTTCGCTTAGATGTCCATCTTCGCATTGAAAATCATTCATTAATCTCATTCGTTATATCCTCGTAGGCTTTTTCCCAGACTTGTTCCATCGTCAGGAGCCAATCTAAAGCTTTAATTTGACCTTTACGCTCTTGCAATTCATTACCATCAGAGATGGTTGTAATGTCAGCAACAGCGTTTCTGTATTCTTTAGCGTCTTCCAGAAGTGTTTTCCATCCTGGATGACTCATTAAATCAAATCGTTCTTCGTAGTACTTTGTAAGTTTTACTTGATCCATTGTTGTTATTATACCACACTTTTTTTAATTTGTCAAGTCAATTCATCATATCTTGTTTACTTTGTTCTTTGACAATGTTTAGCTTATTGTCAATGTCCTTTTCTTTAAGTAGTAGTTCAGCAATCTTTACACGTCTTTCAAACTCTCTGTTAGGGTCATCAATGTTAGTAGAGGCTGCCTGTACTACATCAACTTTAAGCTTCTCAGGCATCAATTGAGCCTCCATAGCGGCTTTCTGAGCCTCTGCTGTAGCTTTCTGTGCTCTAGCTTGTTTTTCCTGTACAGAAGCCTGTGCATCCGCTAATTGAAGCTGTGTAGCCTGCATTTGAACCTGTTGTTGCTCAGGATTAGGCTGTGTTAGCTGCTGAAGTTGCTGTAATAGGCTTTCACGGTTAGGTAATGACGAGTATTCAACGATACCTTGCAGCAATAACGGTACAATAGGGCTGTTTGGTCCTAGTGTAGACATCATTGCCATCATTTGAGCCTGTTCAAACTCTCTAGCAACCATACCCAGAGTACCTGTTGGGATAAATTCAAAGTCTTTTACAGGATAACGCTCTGGTGCAAACTGCATATAGCGCCATGCAGCCTTTTGAACGAACGGAATAAGGAAATCTTCTTGGAAATTGACCAATGAACGTTTGTTTTTCTTGATGATACCGCTAACAGCCATGGCTAAACCAGCTGCTGCTGCGTCTCCACCACTAACTTGAGCTGGTAAATTAGCTGTGTCAAGGGTTCCTGTAGCCTGTAGCATCATTCTTTCGAAGATTTGAGCTGTTTCGATGTTAGCTTTGTCTGTAACACCGAACTTAAAGGGCTGTAGGATCTCTTGAGGGTTACCATTGACAAGAATATTCTTACCAGGACGTATCTCAAACTTCTGTCCACGAGGCATTCTAGAGGCATCTATAGCCATCATAGGGGCTGCTGTAAGCCCTAAAGAGTCAACATGGCTACGAATCTGTGCATCCACAGCCTTTTGCATGTTGTAGGCCTTCTCAGCCGTTCCACGACCCCAGAAACGACCAGGAACACTGTCAGCTTGGTAAGCAACAACAGGTCTGTCTTGCATCATGAAAGGGTTTTCTTCACCTTTCAGGAGTACTTCACCGTTAGCAATAACGATAAGAGCCTCTACCATCTCTGAATAGAGTTCATCGTCTGTTGTTGTACTATCTTCAGGGTTTTCTAGTAGCTTCTTAGGTACTAAGCCATAGTAACGAAGTAAGAGTACTTTGTCTTGTTGATAGTATGTTAGATCCTGATTAGGCTCTAGATCTGTATCTAAGTAAGCATCACCAATCGCTACTTTCTTATAAACACCATCTTCCATGCCTTTGATAACAGCATGTCTTCCGACATACTCTTCAATAGCACAACCCATCGCATCATCAATACTTGTTGCGTTAGGATCAATTAAAAAGTTACGTGGATTGATTGGTTTTAAGTCTACGGACACTCTGTACGATGTATTAACACCGATCATCCTCAGTCCAGGCTGTGCTGTGGGCTGTGTTGCTGGTGCTAGGTTCTTCTTTTGTTTTACAATCAATTCACCGATACCAGTGCCATAGACCTCAGCTAAGGTCATAACTTGACCAATGTTCTTACGTACTTTATCTTTCTTAAAGTCTTCAGACAATAAAGACTTCATGGCTTCAACGTCTGTCTTGTCTTGATCACTGACATCATCACTGATATCAAAGAACACACCTTTAGCGAACACAGCTTCTTCTAGATCAGCTTGTTTGTTATCTACTGCTTGCTGCAGTGCTGGTGAAATCAGTTTAGAACGTTCAGTGCCTCTGGTCTTATCTTCATCAGCCCAAAGACCACGCCATAGACGTTCATACTCGTCCCAACGCTCTAGGAAGTTTTCATCTCTGTAGTTACGCCAATCGTTACATCGATCCATAACAAATGCTACAAGAGCATTCTGAGGAGAGATTTCAGATTCAAATTTCATTGTCACCAACCTATCGTAGTGTCTAGGACTTCATACTCTTCTTGGTCCAGATTCTGATTCCAATCCGCTACTTGAATCTGGTCAATGTAACTTAACGCATCAATTAAGTCATCATGTGTCTTAGGATCAGGGAACTGCATAAGTTGATCTACAAACTTATTATTCCAATCACCTTCATTCAACACAATCCTACCGTGTTCAAAGCGTCCCTGTAATGACCAAACAATCCTATCTGCTTTCTTCTTATTACCGTGTGTTAGCTCTTCAATGCGAGGATAATAATTTAATCTTCTCATCAAATCATTCATATAAGGCATCACTGCATTCTTCAGTGAACCTTTCTCAATCCCTACTGCATTAACTCTGTAGTCCTTTGCAGCCTTTAGAATCCTCACTGCTGTTTCTCGGACATCCCATCTACCGTGTTGAATGTCAGCAACCCACCAGCCTTTAGTATTGATCTTAACAATAGCTATCGCTGTGTCATCAAGCTTTTTATTCTTCGTTTGATTCGTCTGAGATGAATCGCTGAAACCACATAGATCCACCGCAATAAAGTAGTTACCTTCTTCCGGCTCTTCTTCACTGATCTTAATCCATTCATCTTTGAAGATCTCCGACTGTGCTGCCTCAAACGAAGCCATAAACTCTTGTCTAAAAGCAAAGCTAGACATCGAACCTCTAGCTGCTTCAATCTCTAAAGGATCTAACAATGGATTATCAAAGCTAGTGAAGTGCCAAGACTTGTAATCTTTATCTTTACCTGAATCACCTACTTTGTACAATTCATAAAAGTGATTCCTACCCATTGGTGTTCCAATGAACATTGCTCTACCCTTCTGATCCGCTAAAGCAGGTCTAAGGATTTGTTCGAACACCTGTGGCTTCATGTCTGCGTACTCATCCATCACTAAGTACTTCAAACTAACACCACGCATAGTCTCTGGTCTGTCAGCACCCTTTAGCGATATCATTGCACCGTTGATCAACGTAATCTGCATGTTATTGACATGACTATTCTTGATCACTGTATGGCCTAGCTCTAACAGCGTAGACCACATAATATCCCTAGCTTGTCCCTGTGTTGGGGCTACATACCAGACATGGCCTTTCTCAGTCTGTAGTGCCTCAATAATCAATGTCCAAGCAGCTAACCTTGATTTACCTGTACGTCTACCAGCAGCGATGATCTTAAACCTTGCTGGATCTTTGAAGACCTCTTGCTGCCAAGGAAGAAGAGATACCGTCAAATTACTCATTCTTCTTCTTTATCGTAATCAATTAGTGTAGTCTCAACGTCTACAGGCTCATGTTCAATCATCTCAACTGGTTTGTCGTTAATACCAGTGATGTTTATAGTGATTGCTTTAGCCCCTGATGCTGTTCCTTTATCCTCAAAGTAAGATACTGGAAGCATCCGATCCATACACATCTTAAGCGCTGCAATCTGATCCTTATCATTATCATCTAATGCTTTATGTACTATCTTTCTGATAATCGCATTAGAGTGTGTCAGCAACAGCGAAGCAGTGAACTCTTTAATCCTTGCTGCTTCTCCTGGTGGTCTACCTCTTTTCTCTCTCTTAATGTACTTCTGTACTTCTTCCTTCTTAGGACGACCTCTAGATCTCTTCTTTTTCGCAGGCACTTTCTTCTCTTCATTGACTGCCAAGACATCCTGGCTGACCGATGAAGGTAGCGAACAATCCTCAGTAGGAGAAGTAATTTTAATTTCTGACATCAGATCCCTCTATATAGTTTCTCTGCTGAAAGCAGGACTTTAGGGTGTATATAATTTTATGTATCTCTACAATGTAGTCAGTATGAAGTTAGTATGTAGTAAGTATAAAGTAAGTTTTATTTATTGTTTGTACATCGTCTGTTCATCGTTTCTACATAGAAGGGTATATTATAGCATATTTTTTAAGTTTTGTCAAGTTGTTTCTTTTTAACCAGCACAGAGTGTACTGACACCAGCACAGATTGCACAGTCTTTAGAGGCTATGGCGGGACTCCATTTACATGGTGTCAGAGGCTCCGCAGAGGCTTTATTACTAAGCTATTGATTTTATTAGATATTATTAGATAGACTGTTTAGTCTTTAGAGACTTCCATTTTAGCTTTTTTTGAGGCTAGGTAGCACCACAACATTTACACTACAACCACACCCCTCCCCCTATACTGCACTGCAACATATCCACAGGTTATACAGAGTTATCCACAGGATACAGCATAGTTATCCACAGCTTATCCACAGATATCGTAGAGTTATCCACAGGCTAGGTAGTTTACTGTATATCTGTACAGTCTGCACTGGATTGGTGCATAGGCTACGAAGGTTGCGGAGGTGTATCTATGAAGCACCCCACAGAAGTACTTCGAAGATACTTCAAAGCCTGCACAATCTGCACTGGTTCCACGTGAAACAATGTTGTATTCGAACAACACTACCGTTCATCCTTGGATATTGTCCGTTCGTCGGATAGGCCTGAAATGCCGTTGACAACGCAAAATCAGTTAGTTAGTATGCATACATCAACAACAAACCAGGAGTAAATCAAATGCTTTTAATCAGTAAGACATATGACGTAGTAACCGAAGAATCAGCAGAAGACGGTGAAACAGCGGAGGATGGCTTTGTGTTCGAATTCGAAGAATTCTCATTCAGAGACTTAGTTCGTCACTTACGTTACTTTCCGCACTTATCCAGTTCTGTCATTACACCGGACACTTGGGTATCATCGGAGAGTGAGCAGGATTACATGACAGGGGAATACAGAACAGAGCATCTACATTATGTTGGACCAGCTAATAAACAAAAGTACTGGGTAAAAGCTTTAAAGCTTGCTTTCAAGTAAACTTCAATCAATCACCACAAAGGATTAACTATCATGGCAATGCAGGCAGCAGAGTATAGTAAACCTCAAGTCAAAATCAGCGTTACGTCCAAGCTTGACGGCATTCGATCATGGTCACTTCAGGCACTAGATACATGTCCAGGTTCGAGGGCTAGCGATGGATCCTTAGTCGATGCTTGCAAAGGGTGTTATGCAACCACGGGCAACTATAATTATCCTAATGTCAAAGCACCAAGGATTCACAATCGTGAAGATTGGCAGCGTGATAGTTGGGTCGATGACATGGTCAAAGCTTTAGACGCTGATAGATACTTTCGCTGGTTTGACTCTGGTGACATGTACGCTTTAGGGTTAGCAGAGAAAATGCTTCAGGTTATGCAGCGTACACCATGGGTCAAGCACTGGTTACCGACTAGAATGCATAAGTTTACTAAATTTCAAACTATCATCGACAAGATGGATGCATTGGACAATGTTGTTGTCCGTAGATCATCGGATTCTATTGTCGGTGAGGTACTCGATGCACCATGGTCGAGCACTATAGCAACAAACTTTGATGCTGATAACATCAAAGTCTGTGAAGCATACCAGCACGAAGGTAAGTGCAATGGATGTCGTGCTTGTTGGGATAAATCAGTAAGCACTATTGGCTATATCGCTCATGGTGTTAAGATGTCAAAAGTAATCAAACTCAAAATCGCATAGGGATATCATCATGCTTAATAAATTATGGCAAGCTTACAAATTGGTGTACGTAGTGAAGAAAACTTCATCAACGAGGTTTATCACAGCGTACACTGCTAAGGGTAGAATCAACGGAATTATGATCAAACGAGGTTTTTTAAGATCAACAATACGTGTACCATTGTCCGGTGATGTTACAGTGTGGAATCATCATATTAAGACTGTGCGTCATCAACGTGTTAGCAGTAACCAATACATGAAAGGGTAATGTAATGGAAAACTTTAAGATTGTAGGCTATCTAGTCACGTACAAACTATTCTATGATGGTTTAACCCATATGGATAGATTCAATACACTATTTGATGCTGAAGAATGGGCAGACCGTAGTG